TGGCCGATGCGGCCAGTGCAATCTCAGCAATGTTGGCCCCTGAAGAAGGACAAGCGCAAGTTGGTGAGACGCAGTCAGCCGAAGAGTCCGAAGAGGACTTAGAGGCAGCGGCTTCTGAGGATGATGATTCTGGTGTGGAAGACGCGCCAGATGAAGAAACCTCAGAGGAACAGTCTGGAGAAGAGGAAGAGCAAGAGGAGCAAGAACAGCCACAGACTTTCACCGTCAAAGTTGACGGTAAGGAAGTCGCAGTGACGCTGGACGAACTCCAAAAAGGCTATTCAAGGACTCAGGACTACACCCGAAAAACGCAGCAGATTGCCGAGGTGCGAAAGCAAGTCGAGGCAGAGACGCAGGCAGTTCGGGCCGAGCGTGGACAGTACGCTCAATTGTTGGGAGCATTGCAAGCCCAGCTTCAGGCTTCAGAGCCGCAGGTCGATTTGGATCGTCTTTATAACGAAGACCCAATCGAGTGGGTGCGGCAAAAAGAGGTTTTGCGGGAGCGACAGGAGAAGGCATACGCTATTCAGGCCGAACAGCAGCGTCTTATCCAGTTGAGTCAGCAAGAGCAGCAGCAGTCTATGCAGCAGCATCTGGAAAGCCAGAAAGATGCGCTGCTGGCGGCACTGCCAGAGTGGAAAGATCCAAAGAAAGCAAAGCTCGAAAAAGCGATGCTCATTGAGTCTGCCAAGTCTGCCGGTTTTTCTGATGAAGACTTGAAGAGTGTTTACGATCACCGGCTGGTTTTACTGCTGCGAAAAGCGGCACTGTTTGACCAGATGGTAAGTAAACGCCAAGGCATTAAGCCTGTGACGAACAATGGCCCACGACCAGCCAAGCCAGGAGCAGCGGGTCGGGTTTCGACAACAAGTGAGGTTACTCGCGCACAACAGCGTCTTGCAAAAACTGGCCGTGTCGATGATGCGGCTGATGCAATTTACAAACTTTTAAGATAGGGAAAAATCATGGCTATCGTTAGCAATACATTCCTGACTTACTCTGCAAAGGGTATTCGGGAAGATCTTAGCAATGTGATCACAAACATTGCACCTGAAGAAACGCCTTTTATGTCCAACATTGGACGCGAAACTGTGACCAATACTCTGTTTGAATTTCAAACAGATACATTGGCCGCAGCCGCTGCCAACGCCCAGCTTGAGGGTGATGATGTCGGCACTTTTGATTCCGTGGTCGCCACTGTTCGCGTGCAGAACTATGCACAGATCAGCCGCAAGACTATTGTCTTGTCAGCTACTGAAGAAGTGGTTAACAAGGCAGGACGTCGCAGCGAGCTGGCCTATCAAATCGCGAAGCGCGGGAGCGAGCTAAAACGTGACCAAGAATTCATCATGTTGTCAAACACTGGTGCAGTTGCTGGTGACTCTACTACTGCGCGTAAGACGGGTTCTTTGACGGCCTTCTTGAAGACCAACATTGACTTTGACACCACCAATGGTGCAAGCCCAACTTACACGACCCTGCCAGCCGCTGCCCGTACCGATGGCACTGTTCGCACCTTCACTGAAACCATTCTCAAGAATGTGATTCAGAAAGTGTGGACTGCTGGCGGTACACCTAAGATCCTGATGGTTGGCCCTGTCAACAAGCAGCGCGTCTCTGGTTTCACCGGCATTGCATCTTCACGATTCAATGTTGACGGCGGCGCAAAGCCTGCCACATTGATCGGCGCGGTTGACATCTACGTTAGCGACTTCGGAAATGTGTCTGTAATTGCCAACAGATTCCAGCGTGAGCGTGATGCGTTTGTGCTTGATCCTGACTACGCCAAGATGGTTGTGCTGCGTCCTTACCAGCAGATCGAACTGGCCAAAACAGGCGATGCCGACAAGCGCATGTTGCTTGTCGAGTACGGCCTGAAGGTGTTGGCAGAAAACGCTCACGGCTTGGCCGCTGACTTGGTTACTTCTTAACAGTAAGCAACGGGAAGGGCCAGAGAAATCTGGCCCTTTTTTAAATGATTCACAAAAGACTATTTAGCGAAAACAAAGATCAAGGCATCACCCGCTACTGGCATGAGAATACCGATACCGGAGATGTGACGATCCAAACAGAACAAGATGTGACTGCGGTCATTGAGGCCAACAAGGCCATCTACAACGCTATGGACGGCAAGGCCAACTGGAATGGTGAATGGCACTTGGTGGCATCCATCCCCGAAGCTCTCTATTACAAGATGAAAGCCGAGGGCAAGATCGATGACCAAGAGTACATGAAGCGCTGGCTCAATTCAAGTGAAAATCAGTTTTTTAGAACACGACCTGGGAAAGTGTGATGGGCAGACCAAGAATTCCAATATCCGAAAAAATAGCCCAAAAAGTGGCAAAAATACCAGAGGCTGGATGTTGGATATGGCTTGGCACAATAACCAATCATGGCTATGGGAAGATGACGCTTGGCGCTAAAACACATGTCAGCGCTCACAGGGCTTCTTATGAGTTGAAGTATGGGCCAATCCCTAACGGGATGTTGGCCTTACATCATTGCGATATTAAATGTTGTGTCAATCCTGACCACATTTTTTTGGGCACTCAACAAGCCAACATGGATGACAAGGTTTGCAAAAACAGACAGGCTAACGGCATTAAACATGGAATGTCAAAATTAACAGAAGAACAAGCAAAAGAAGCAAAATTTGGCAATGTCAAGCCAACAGAATTGGCCAAGAAATTTAACTGTTCTGCTACGATTATTCGACAAATAAGAAGCGGCTTGTATTGGAAACACTTGTGAACAAAGAAAGTATGAACTACATTGCGGTCTGCACTCCAGCACGGGACATGGTTCACACCATGTACAGCTACGACTTGGTGAACATGGTTGCGTATCACACGATCAACACCAATGATGCTGTGAGCCTCAAGATTAGCCAAGGCACTTTGATTGCCAACCAAAGGGCAGAGTTGTCACTGGATGCGATGGCCGAGGGCTGCACCCACATCCTGTTCATTGACTCTGACATGCGGTTTCCGCAAGACATGATTGAGCGACTTCTCAAGCATGACCTTGACATTGTGGCGACAAACTGCGCACGGCGTAGAATGCCCACTGGCCCGACAGCGCAACTGTACAAAGAGAATGGCGAGAGGGAACTGGTTTGGACAATGCCAGAGTCCACCGGCCTGCAAGAGGTGGGGTCTGTGGGTATGGGCGTGATGCTGATCAAGGCCAATGTCTTTGCGGCACTGGCCGAGCCTTGGTTTGAAACGCCTTGGCGCGTGGACAAACGAGGATATGTCGGTGAGGATGTCTTTTTCTGTCAGAAAGCAGCGGCTGCTGGCTTTAAAATATGGATTGATCACGATGTCTCCAAAGAGATTGGACACATCGGGACTTTTGAATTCAAGCATGACCACACCTGGGTGATGAAAGAAATAAAGGCAGTCTGATGGCTCTGACAACCTACACCGAATTGAAGGCATCCATTGCAGACTGGCTCAATCGGTCAGACCTGACGGCCGCCATTCCTGACTTCATCTCTCTGGCCGAGGCGCAGATGGAACGCACGCTGCGCACCAGGCAGATGATCGTCAGGGCCAATGCCTCATTCAATGCCGAGTACGGCGCAACGCCCGATGACTTTTTGGAGGTCAAGTCCTTCAAATTGAGTGGCACTAATCCCGTTACCCCGCTGTCGTTTATGACTATAGATGCGCTGGATGCAGAGGCTACAAAATTCACAGCCAGCGGCAGGCCAAGTTTCTTTGGTGTGGTTGGCCAACAGTTTAGGCTTGTGCCAACACCAGACTCTAACTATGCGACTGAGTTGACTTACTACGCAAAAATAAGCAAGTTGTCGGCATCTGTGGCCACCAACTTTATTTTGGAGTCCAGCCCAGACGCCTATTTGTACGGAAGTCTGCTGCAAGCTGCGCCATACCTTCAAGATGACAATAGAATTCAGGTGTGGGCAACGCTGTACGAGCGTGCCTTAAATGACCTGCAAGTCGCTGATGACCGAGGAGCAACATCAGGCGGTGCATTGCTTACCCGTGCAAAAACTTTTGGATGAATATGATCACCACCACCAAAGGCGAGATGGACGAGTCACTGCTGGAAAAGCGTGAGGGGTCTGTGGATAACGAAACTGAGACAACGACTTGGGTTGAGTACTGGCTGGGCGAAGAGTTGGTGCATCGATCTGTCCACATGGCGCTCAAGCGCGGTGTTTTTGCTGATGGCATTACTGAGTCGATTGGATAAGCATGGCCGGAAAACCAAAACAATCAGAAGTTGATAGGTTTATGTCTCATGTACATAAACATGACTCTGGTTGCTGGTTGTGGACGGCGTATCGCATGAAAAATGGATATGGCAATTTTAGGACTCCACTTAAACATGAGTTGTCTCACAGGGTTTCGTATCGTCTGTTTAATGGTCAGCTTGACACAAGAGATGTGATGCATCAATGCGATACACCAAGCTGTGTAAACCCCGACCACCTGGTGCTTGGGACTAAGCTGGAAAATATGCAAGATGCAAAGAGCAAGGGAAGAATGTGCATTGGTGAGCGTCACGGAAGAGCAAAATTAACAGATGAACAAGTTCAATGCATAAGAAAATCAAATAAACTACAAAGAGAAAT